ACGGCGACAATGCGGCTAGTTCAGCGAGTTGTCTCCACTTCCGCGGGTAAGTACCCGTCAAAAATGATGATGTAAGAGGTATTTTACGCCTTTTACACTCGTGTAACATAGCTAGTACGTTTGACACAATGTTTTTGTGATCGAATATTAAATAGGCTCAAGGAAAGGGTGTCAACTCTTCCCCATTGCAGTATAAGCGCTTTGCAAATTCTGCGGATCCGTTCTTAATATAGGTTTTATCAATCGAATAGTCCATACCAAAAGCATGAATCATTTGAATATATTCCTTAGCAACATCGAAACCGATTAAATTTAGGTCATCACCTAAAACTCGATATGATGAATTTTTGATCTGAGAAAAACATTTCCCAGGAAAAGCTCTCGAAAAAGAATACCTAACGATTCAATGATGAGTAATAGCCATTACTGGCCAACTTGACAATGAACCCATAGGTTGTCCTACACTGTATCTCACGTACTGTGGTTTTCCTTTAACTGTTACAAGAAAATCCCTGCGCGTTGAGACAATGTATCACCCTACCACTCCTAGGAATGGTAAGATACGCAAGTGTCAGAGCACGAACGCTTGTAAAAGCGCCGGCATCCTATCAGTTGCGGCAGTTAAATCTATTGAAGCTAAAGGCTTATTAAGTCTTGACTTCTCTTGGATTCACCTGCATGCCTTATCTTGATCAAAAGTGCCATCTTGCTTAATTTTACGCAAGATGTCATTACACCTTTGATGTACCGTGTTAAGAAAGCTCTGCGAAAGTATGTCTACTAATGCAATCACCCTTGTCTTACCTCCTTTGTCTCCAAAAAAGATAAGTCTCGAATGATTAACTTTCCGTTTATAATGACCTTTAGAAGCGCCTTTATAGACATTTAAAAGTGTTTGTAAAGTCTCCTTATGGTTACTATACGGGAGTACATAGAGTAGGATGACAATTCCTAACTGTATTGATTTACTTTCACTTATGCTCTTAATATCTTCTAAATAATGCGTGTATGCTAATGTACCGTTAGGTCCACTAGCTCCACTGATGTGCCATTTTCATTTAGCACTTCATTTTTGTGTAACACTAAAAGATTTATTTACTGTTTTGATTGATTTTAAGTTAAATATCTTAAATATCATAATTCAGCTACCTTTAAAACCACTTATAATCGTGGCTACATCTTCTACAGGGCTTAAAACAATTAGCCTGTGTAGATTCAAGATGCTAGTTCAGTACGTTTTTACGAGAGTTGTATTGGAAGAACTACATTTCCGTATGACCCTTGAAAGAAGGCGTCCGTACCGATTACTTAAAGGAATTGATTCCAAAGGAGTCCCCATTAGATGTCTAACTACCAAGTTAGACATAGCTTTATATCTTTTAAGACCGTGGTGGCTTTCACAAGCGACCCATCTCGGAAGAACTTCAGCTATTCTAATGGCAAGGTTAAGGTCAGAATCATCGAAATGACCTGACAGTGAGAATAATTTGTGAAAATTGGTTACTAAAGTAACTAATTTATTACGATTTATTGCTACCATATCATTTAATTTTAAAACTAATTTTATATGTTGATTTTTTCATATATTTTTATTTTTATTTTTATATTGTTATGGTACTTTCGCTGTCCCTATGCAAGCAGTGAGGAGCCTCGTTTTTCATGGCTATAACAATAGCAGGAGAACAACTTCTACCATGTTACTTCACATTTCTGTAAAGACGGGCATATGACTATACCCAGGGTGGCTTCATAAAT